ACTACTTAACGAAAGACCACAGAAAGCACGCGCACGCTTTTTTGCGCAGATCCAACCTTTTCTTCGCGACTTTTCAGCGGCGCACCTAGAGCAGATTGCGAAAGGGATGACCTCGAATAAAGTTCAAAACCCACTAGAGCAGAAGTGGTATAAAAGCATAGAAGCAGGCAATCCCGACTTCTCGATTTACAACTCCGAGCTCTATCTGGCAGAAGCATGGGCATGCTGGGCAATCTATTCTCGGAAATACCTAAAGTGGGTCGCCGCAAGTAGAGCCCGCCTGTTCCCTGGGGTAACGGGTGTTGCGGATTTAGGCTGCGGTACAGGTATAACGACAGCTGCGCTCGCGCAAGTGTTTCCTAAAGCAAAAGTAAGCGGAACACAGGTCGCTGGAACGACTCAGTTCAAGATTGCAAAGCTTGTTGAACAGGAGTCAAGAAGCAACTTTGATATCGTCGGGCACACTACCGAAATAAAGCACCGTGTAAACCTTGTCTTTGCGTCGGAGTACTTCGAGCACTTTTTTGAGCCGGTTGAGCACCTAAAAGAATGCCTGACGGCTCTTAACCTTCCAGAGACCCTAATTATCGCAAATACATTTAGTGCGCCATCCTCGGGGCATTTCCCGCTCTATAAGATCGGCGGCAAGCTAATTAAGAACAAGCAAACATCGCGACACTTTCATAAGGCCCTAAAGGACTTTGGGTACGAGTCTGTGAAGACGGATGCGTGGAACAACCGGCCCCGCATCTGGAAACGAATCTAAGCAAAACCTTCTCAAAAAAACCTAATCAAAACGAGCACTTGTAAAATAGTTACAAATACCTCTTTACACATTGCTACGCATTTCGTATAAAGAATCATCAAGACAACGCAACGGAGAAAAAAATGCAGAACGAAATCACAAAAGCAATCGCAAGAATCGAAAGCGCAGCCGGCCTCGCACAGGTTTTCAACAACAACGGACTTCGCGGCGTTAAGTTCTTCAACAACGGCAAATTCTATTACGCTACATTTTCACTCAACGGTACAAGCGTCAACGCTAGGTTCTACCAAAAGGGCGCAGGCGTAGATACCTTCCGAGCAAACGAAAGCAGCCTTAACGACAGCCGCCTTATTCGATGTATCGAGTCTTTCACCAACAAAGTAATCGCAGCCATCTAATAAATAACCAGACATCAAGAACGGAGAATAACATGGGATTTTCAAGTTTTAACTGCCGCTGCTGTAATCGTCCTTTAGTTTCACGATACGGTTTAGAGCACTTGCCTAACAAAGACCAGCAGTCATGGCTTGAGCGTTGCGTTGCCGTTTATAGCGATGGTCGCATTATCTCTGGACTCTATGACGGTTACGGGACCATTCAGACGCGAGCGCAGCAGCAAGAGTCTATCAAAGACCCTCTTAAGTGCGATGGACACAATATTTATGACGAGCAAGAGGCGCCCTGTGTTTATCACGAAGAGTGCTGGCGAAATGCTGGATGCCCAACTAAATACGAGCCGAGCAGCAGAGCAGAGTGCCAGGGATACTTTTTTGATGACGATGAGATGAGCAAAGCAAAGCCCGCGCAAAAGAAAAAACAAAAGCAGTCTACAGCGTTAGTTCTTATTCAAGCGTGCATGGTTGCGGGATGCTTTACAGTAGCAAGCTTTGAAGATGACGTAGAAATTTGTAGCACTTTCGAAGAGTTTCAGCAGGAGCTTTTAAACGACTTTTTTGCACAGCTTGGGTGCGTATGCACAGAAGAGCAGGCAGAGCTTATAGCAGCGGAATACGGTCTTTCAGACTACGCATAGAACGGAGGCAAGATGAGAGTAACGAGAGAAGAACTAAAGCACTATGTGCAGATCTTAGCTAACGATACGGGCGAGGACTTCTCACTTGATATCGCATACGGTCAGCCAAAGCTAGTCGCACACGGTGGATCACGCAATATTAGCGCGAGAATGACGACAAGAGAGCTGTACAACGCGGTTCGTGTAGCTATTAACGTCATCGACTTAATGCGCGAGGATAACCCAAATGACCTTAGAGTAATGGAGGATTAAAATGGCATACAGTAAAGAGCAGAAAATTGAAGCGTACAAATGGATTGTTGAATACGAAAGGCTATATGAAATGGGACTGAACGGTTCTATGCGCGCCGAGATGGAGATGCAGGTTCGCTTGACTAATGGATGCCAGCAGCGAAGGCGGGCGGTCAATCGGTGGTTTCGTTATGAGGAAGGAAGCCGCGAAGGTGAGGAGTGGTTTGCTGAGCTTAAGGCAGCTGCTGAGGTTAAGGCTGGTGCAAAATGAGCACATACGACAAATGGAGAACCGAGGGCGAAACGCACAAGTGCGAGAAGTGCGGTGATCACTATACCGATGCAGACGGCGGCTGCACGCCTTGTGCAGACTGGCGCAGCGACCTAATGCAGATTGCTATCGCAAAGCTGGAGGCGATGACGATAGAGGAGCTTGATAAGTTTGCTCAGGGCAATTTGTAATTAGTACGTACAAAGTGGTAAAATAAAAAGGGCACCAACGCTCCATGAAAGGGCGACAAAATGCTTAACTTAAAGTATGTTAAATTCACTACCGAGTCACTCAAGCTAATGACCCGTTGGTTCGAGGCGCAGGGATATACAATCAGCGACCATATTGCTATCTCAAGATGTGGGCTAAAAGTCTGGTCATTTAACGGTCGCGAGGCTGTAAGGATTAAGTAATGAGCACAAAGCCGACGGCGGCAGTTAAGAAGCCTTGTAGAAAAGGTTTTCCTCCTGGAACGCCCTACGGTCCGCTTAGGCTACCAATTTGCTACTCAAGCATCCGATATAGGGTGGACGAATAGCGTGCTACCGAAAATCACCCGGTCGAAGAACTGGTGAGGGTTTATCACTGGTCTTTTTAAACGCAGACGCCGCGGCACGTTTAGCTTCGCCACTTTCCCATCGTGCGTTTATTACCCAATACCTCAAGGCGTCGCACGCGTGATCGTGAACACCGTCCTTCTTTGGTATATCTCGATTGCCTGTTTGCCAACGATAGTTTGTGATGCTTTTTGTAAAGCTACGACCGCCCGCTTGCGTACCGTAATTCCAAAGCTGAAACGAACAAAGCAGCTTGCGCTCGCCGCTGTTGCTTTCTATCATCCTCCACAGCTTTCTGATGCCCGCATTTATATCAATACGGCTCGGATCGTCGGTGCATATTACACGAAGTCCGAGACCTCCAACCTCAGGTGACTGCATTACATCGGAAACGGCTGAAGTCATATTCGCGTCATCTCGCATATTCCGGCCGGCGCGGTCACCGTAGGCGGCTTGACATGGAATGGCTCCGATAGGGATATCGTGTTCGCGATAAGCTGGATGAATGCCAGGGATATTAAAGCCGGGTATGCCTCGCCTAAGCATTTGACAGAGCTCAAACACGCTTGCTCGATCTGGATTTGCCTCACTCCAAACAACGTCCGCGCCACTGGGTCCAATTCGCGGGTCGTGACTAATAACGAGAGCAGAGGGAGAGCGGACACCAAAGTCCATTGTTACTACAGTGCGCATCCAGGGCTCGGGTCTCCAATCTGCTGGAGCGATATTCCCGACCGGATATTGCTCTGGGCTCCACATGTCAAAGACCGCGCCTGCTGGTGACTGCGGAATGCAGTAGATGTTTTCCATTACTTCTCGACGGCTTAAAGTAGAGACCCAGTCATCAAAGTTTGGAAGGTTTTCTCGGTTTACTGTAGATGGGCAGAGAAATCCGACGCCGCCTCTGTCTTCGGCGAAGCGTGTCCACCAAGGGTCATACGTTGGCTTACCGAGCAGGCATAATCGCCCAGGTGCGCCGCTTCGAATACGTCCGAGCATTGCGCTTCCAACCTCGCTTTCCACAACCTGAGCTTCATCGAGAATACCCCAGCCACAGTCGGGACCTTCCAGTGAGTTTGCTGCCATACTCTTACCGCTTGGACGTTTCCAAGAAAGCGCCCAGACGATTGTCTGGATGCCGTTTTTATGAGGGCTTTTCCAGTGTGGAGCAGGCTGACCCTTAAAGGCGTGATGATAAGACCAGCCAAGGGGCTCAAGCAAAGCCGCCATCTCGGTTGCTATCGTTCTGGCGCCACGACCCATGCTGTCCGTTACATAAAAGCCGTTAATGCCTGGATCGTCCTCGTGCGATAGATGGCAAAGCATTGCTACGAGCCGCGTCTTGCCAACGCCCCAGCCGCCGCACATTGAGATAATCGGATATTGTTTTGAAAGCCAAAGAGCGAGAAACTTCATCTGACCCTTGTTTGGCTTAAACTCTCGTAGGAGACCGTCAATCATTGCGGTCTATATCTTCCATAAGGTCAAGCTCGGATGCGCGTGCAAGCTGCTGTCTCACGCTGTCAACGATAAACTCTGCGACGGCTGGAGCCGAGTCGGGCTCTGTACTGCGTGCGTCGATATTTATCATTGGCTGACCGCCATTTAAGTTGTTGTCAGCTAGACGCCACCAGTCAACAATGGCTCGCGCTCGTACAGCGTGCGGCACCTCTTCATCGGTAGCAAGTTTAAGCATGTGCGTCAGCGCCATAATTCTAGGCTTTGCGTGCGCTTTGCGAATATCAAGATCACGAAGAAATCTAGCGACCTCTTCATCTGTTGCTCCGCTAAAGTCTTGGGCCCAAGCGAGACCACCGACACCGACGGCTTGTAAAAACTTCCCCTTTCTTTCTACGTCATTGAGGTCTTTCAAAGCTTGGTCCGCAGCCGAGCTCTGCTGTTGAACAGACTCTCGGCTTATCTTGGTTTTCATTTCACGAGCGGTTGCACCAGTAGTTCTCTCTGCGTGAAAGATGGCAAAATCTTTTGATCGGCGCCATCGTGAAAGCGTGCCGCGGTTAATTCCCGTCTGCTCTTCAATTTGCGGCATCGAGTAGCCTTCACTTAGCAGCTCAAAGCATCTTGCCTTTTCCTCTTTTGTCGCGTTTGGTTTTTGTTTTTTCTTCACTAATAGAAGCCCGTTGCGTCTAGTTGCATTGTGTTGCATTATGACCATAATTTACGCAACCACGCAACGGAGAACAGGTGCGAGACCTCTGGACGATTCCAAAAGAAGATTTAGAGAAGCTAAAAGATGAGCACATTGTTCTCGGCATGAGTGGGGGCAAAGACAGTACCGCGTGTGCTCTTCTGCTTGAAAAGAATGGCATTAAGTTCGACCGTGTTTTTATGGATACAGGCTGGGAGCACCCTGCGCTGTATGACTATATTAAAGATGTGCTTGAGCCAAGAACGACACGCGGCGGTAAACAGATAAAGATGTTTGACGCGACCGCAAACGATGGTTGCACAAGGTGGGGAATGTGCGAGTCGCCTCTTGCGAGTAGTGACTTGGTTAAAATCTCGGAGGGAAGAAATGAAAGCAAAGAGCATTAAAATTGCGGAGCTCACGCCTGATGACGTAAACGCGAATAAGGGAACGGAGCGTGGCAGTTCGATGCTAGAAAAGTCACTGCGTGCGTATGGCGCTGGCAGGTCGGTTCTCGTTGATAAGGCGGGTCGTATAATCGCGGGCAATAAAACCGTAGAGGCTGCTGGCAGTATTGGGCTTGAGGATGCGCTTGTTATCGAGACCGACGGAACGCAAGTTGTCGTTGTGAAGAGAACAGATCTTGACTTAGATAGCCCAGAGGCAAGAGGTCTCGCTGTAGCCGATAACCGTGTCGCTGAAGTTGGATTAAGCTGGGACATGGATGCGCTTGAAAAGTTAAGTACCGACCTTGATGTAGGCAATTTCTGGTTCGAAAACGAGTTGCCTGATATTGACTTTGAGGAGGTCGGCGCAACTGCAAGAAATTTCTCTGACTTTGACAATATACAATTTACAGATGTGGCATTTACGGATCGAGTAAATAGTAGTGTTGATGATGAGGAGGACGGAAAGTATACGGCTAAGGTAGAGGCGCCTACTTATGAAATCACAGGAATTAAGCCCGATGTGATGGATCTGTATAATCCAGAAAAGACGATTGAGCTTGTTAACGAAATTATGACAAGTTCAGCTAGTGATATTGAAAAGGCGTTTCTTATTGCCGCAGCAAACAGGCATACGGTGTTTGATTATCAGCTGATAGCAGAATACTACGCGCAGTCAAACGCAGATATACAAGACCTAATGGAAAAGTCTGCGCTTGTTATTATTGACTATAATGATGCCATTTCCCGCGGCTTTTTTCGCATGACGGAGGATATTAGAAACTCAATAGAGGCTGATGATGATGATGAATGAGGAAAACTTTGTTGCGTTTATCTTAACGCATAAAAGAGCCGATAAGGTTATTACAATACCGACGCTGCGAAAGCACGGCTACACGGGGCGCATCGTACTACTTGTTGATGATCAAGACCCGCAACAAGAAAGATATGAAGAGCTGTACCCTGGGCAGGTTGAGATATTTTCAAAACAACGAATCGGCTTAGAGTTTGATATTTGCGACAACTTTGGAGAGCCGTGGGCAGCAATCGTCTGGGCAAGAAACGTCTGTCAACATATAGCGAAAAAGCTTGGAATTAAATACTTCATTCAGCTTGATGATGACTACAAAGAGTTTAGATACAAGTTTAATAAAAACTTTGAGTACATTGTGGGCGCGACCTACATAAAGAACCTTGACCGCGTCTTCGACATAATGCTTGAGTTCTATAAGTGCGATGAAAGAATAACAACCATTGCGCTCGCACAAGGCGGGGATTTTATTGGAGGCTATGCGGGGTCGTATGCGAAGAAAATCACGTTGAAAAGAAAAGCAATGAACAGCTTCATCTGCTCGACTGATCGCCCGTTTTATTTTACCGGCCGGATAAACGAGGATGTAAATACCTATGTCAACAAAGGCTCACGAGGCTATATATTCTTCACGGCAAATCAGGTAGGTCTAGAGCAGCTGCAAACACAGGCAAACAGCGGTGGAATGACCGAGACATACTTAGATGACGGGACATATATAAAGAGCATGTATTCAGTAATCATGAACCCGTCAAGCGTTAAGGTCGGACTTATGGGTATCTACAAGCGGCTTCATCATAGAATAACGTGGCGAAACGCGGTGCCGAAAATTATTTCCGAAAAACATAAGAAGGCTTGTTAATGAAAAAAAAGCGACGCAGGGTCAAGATTGAGGACTCTTGGCGTGTAATAAAAATGCGACTTCCTCTTGAGTTAATCAAAGGGCTTTCGGCTGTTCGTGACGAAAACGGAAACGTGTTACCGCTTCCGCAGGCACGAGGAAACGCAATTCTCAACATGCTTAATAAGGCGCTTGAGGTTAATGAGCAGATTGCAGAAAAACTCTTGTTAAGAGAAAACCAGTTGCGGATAGCAACAAAGATTTTAAAAAAGTATGAAGACCGATTTACGGAGAAAGGAGTCGAATATGCCGACATTCTCGAAGAAGAAAAAGTACAGCACGCCAGCGGAGCTCACGCAGCAGACGGTGATGATCAAGATAACGCAAGCGACACTCGCGAAGATTGACAAAATCGCGGTCGACGGTCTTGATAGTAGCGCAAAGATGGCGGACATTCGAGGCGCAAAAGTAGCGGCGCTGGTCGAAAGGGAAGATCATGGCGCTGATCAAAAGGCAGAAACGCAGCGCCTTCAACTACAGCTCGCAAGCGTAAAAAAAGAGTGGGGCGATGCTGCCGCTAAAGCAGATATGCTTGAAAAGCAATTAGAAAGTTCAGGCAGCTCTGTCGATACGCTAAAAGAAAAGCTGGCGACAGCAAAAACGCTTGCCGACTCTCGAAACAATATCATTAGAGCGTTTAAGCAGATTGTTGATGAAGTCGGTTTCTAGCTCTTAAAAAAAACAATCACGGATTTTGTTTTTTGGTTGCTTATGCAATCAGGTACAATGTAGCGAAAAAGCACGCATTGTATGCGCTACGCGCACGTTGTATACTAAGGTAAGTATGAGCACACTTTACACAATAGCCCAAGACAAAGCCCGAGAGTTTCTGGAGCTTCCCGAAGAGCTTCCTACTAGGCCGGCGGGATATAGCGGCACACGTATAACTGGAGGTCATTTACCTTCTGAATACGAGCACAATGTTGAGTTTCGGACGCCTCGCAAGCGTGCGCTAATGATTAGCAGAATGATGCGGACAAGCCCTATTCTTTCTCTTGCGGAAGAGTATCTAACGGGGCTTTGTACGTCTGTGAAGCTAGTGGTCAAGCGAACAGAGAACACAAGCGAGATTGCAGCAGAGGCGCTTGAAAGTCAGTTTGGCGTCGGTAAGTTTGAAGATGCTGGTGGTAGGATTGGAGACCAGGGTACCGACGACCTTATTCGGCACCTAATGAGTGCAAGAACATACGGGCACGTCGCAATGTCCGAGTCTTATGAATACGATGAAAATGACGGACTGTACTACATTGGCTTACATAGGCGACGACAAGAGTCCTACGATGCCTATATAACCGAGGTCGGGACCGAAAAGCTGCTAGGCATTATGCAGCGTTATGGTTACGCAAGCGGTAGTGTAAAGAGCCGTGTTTTGCCGTTGCGTGAAACGCTCTGGCTTGTAAATCGAGGCGACATCGGGTGGTATGACGGGCAAAGTGTGTTTCGTTCCGTTTATCCGCACTGGCGCTCGGAACAGTTGAGGTATCGCCTCGAAGACCTAGCCGCAAACAAATATGCGGACCCCCCACAGCAAGGCAAGCTGCTACTTGATAGGTTCGTTCAGTACGCAAACGGGCTAAACGGAGCACCTCCAACGCGACAGGATTTTGTTGAAGAGCTAAACGATATGGCTGGCAAGCTAGCAAATCTACATAGCGATGAAAACGGTCACCTGCTTCATCCCGATTGGTGGGAGTTTGTACCGAGAGCTAATCAGCATTCATATAATCCGGCCCCGCTATTAGAGAGTGCAGGGCATCACCAGAGAGTAATGGCTGAAAGGCTTTATATTGCTTGGGTTACGCAAGGCAGAAGAGGCGACGGCGGTAGTCGTTCTATGGTCGATGTTCAAAGCCAGATAATTCAAGACGCAACCATTGATTCAATGCAGTGGATCTGTAACGCAATTAACAGGCAGACGGTCTCACGGTTTCTCAAAGCCAACTTCTCTAAGCTAGAAAGGTCCGAATATCCGATTCTGAGCTTTGAGCGTGGCGCCATAACGACACCTTGGTGGCAAACAAATGCACAGGCATTCGCGCAGTTCGTGAGCCAGGGCATAATCAGTATAAGCCCTGATGATGAAAGGGCGGTACGCGCAGCTTCGGACCTTCCAGAGCCAAGCGAGGAAAGCCCTTCACAGGTAGACCGAATTGCTGCTCAGGCGGGCGGTCGTTTAAAGACGGCTCAAGGTCAGCGTGAAGCCGCTGAGCCTGGATCATCAAAATCTCAGCCTAATAAGTTTGTAAACCGACTTGTTGATGAAGACGACCTCGAAGAAAACGAAGAAGGCGAAGAGTAATGCCGTACAAGACAGAGCATACAGCAAGACAGATTCAGCCAGAAGAGTTTTCGGACTTTCGTAGGGTTCACGAAAACTTTACCCCAGATGGAATTGATTTTGTGTACGGAATTAAGGAAGACGGGTCTTCTGAAATTCAAAGTGTTCGCGCAGACGCAGAGCTTTGGAGCCTACAAAAGTTTGTCGACTGGTTAAACGAGCACGAGCTGACGGATGCTTTTGTTGTACCAGCTACGACCGAAGGCGAGCGCAACGGCGAAGAGGTAAAGGAGATGGCAAAAAGTGCAGCAAGCACACCGGCAAAGCCAAGCGAAAGAATTAAAGGAAGCAAAAAGAATAAAGCGGGCAGCGCAAAAGGTCCGCGTGGCGGTATCGAAGTAAGCGCAGCAACCGAAAAGACGCTCAAGAACAAACTTAAAGAGCATAATGATGAAGTTGGTGATCGAGCATCAAAGCGAACTACGCTTGGCGCTTTAAAGGCGGTCTATCGAAGAGGTGCGGGCGCATTTAGTAAGAGTCACCGGCCGGGCATGACACGAGGGCAGTGGGGCTTTGCGCGAGTTAACGCATTCCTTCATCTTCTTAAAAAAGGGAAGCCGAAACGCAAGGGATATGTAACTGATAATGACCTATTACCAGAGGCGCACCCTCGGTCTTCAAAGAAGAAGAAGGAGTCATCAAGAGAACTGGGCAGAATGATAAGGTTGCCGGGTTATATTCGTGATGCGCTGCGCAAGGGTCTTAAACTTCACGAGAACGGGCGAAGCGGAGGCGGGCTTGTATCGACTACGGTGCGAATGGCAACTATCGGTGCAGAGTCAGGAGAGTGGTCAGAGGAGAAGATTATTAAGGCTGCCGCGTGGTTCGAAAGGCACGAGTCGGATCGAAAGCTAAAGGACGGCAGAAGGTGGAACCTAAAGAACGCTGAAACGCCGGGCTATGTTGCCTGGCTGCTTTGGGGAAGTGACGCGAACGACCGAGGTCGGTCTTGGATAAAGAAAAAGGCTGCTGAACTTAAAGAGGAACGGAAAGAAATGAGTCAATCAGAGCACGAAGCAGAAGCCGAGCTCGGCTACGGGTACAAGGATGAAGAGATGGGATTTGAGCCAAAAGAGGGCGACCCGCTTGGAGAGTACCGAGATAGGGATTCAACGATTGCGCCAATGATCCGAAGAGAAGATGTTGAGGGCGAGGAAAACAAAGACTTACATGTGCTCCGTCTGGGTACATTGTACGACCTCGATTCTGGCGAGATGATTATGAATATGACCGAGGATTCTGCTCGGGAAATTGCTAGAACAACGGATCGAATGATTCAAGCAGGGCACGCGGTGCCGATTAGCTTTGAGCATGGAATCGAGGGCGGGCAGCGTGCACAAGAGGGCGCGGACCGTCGCCCTTACGGGATGATTATGGCGGTTTATTATGATGAATACCGTCGTGGCATATACGCACGAAAGCAGTGGACAAAGCTTGGTAAAAGACTGCTGCTTGACTCGATGACCGAGGATGGGCGTACTGCGGTTCGTGTATCTCCAAGAGTAATAATGAAGCCTGCGTATCATCCAAGCACGGGAGAAAGGCTTGGCGAGTCCTATATGGACGTGATCAGCCTTACAACTTTGCCGCGTCAGGACCGTATGGAGCCTGTCGCACTATCAAGGACAAAAAACGAATTGGACAACGAACAGTCTGAGTCCAAAATACAACAACCGGCGGAGCCAACCGCCACAACAGAAAGGGTCGAAATGACTGAGAAAACCACCGAAGAAGCGGTTGATGTTTTACTCGCTCGCGGCTCCGAGGAAGCCAACGCCATCTTTACGGCGGCAGGGCTCGAAGATGATGCGCCAGTCGTTGAGCTTGCGCGGAAATTCGAGACCCTTACGGTTGAGCTTGCACGGGTTAACGAGGAATTAAACAAGTACCGAACCGAAGAATTGAATCGGCTTGCTGCGGACAAAGATGCAGAGGTTGAGGAGTTTCTTAACTCGCATAATGTAAGTGAAGTTGAACGAGAATTTTTCAAAATTTCTTTACTAAGCAATGACGAAAAAACAGCCGAGCTCGCACGACAGACGATTATCGCAAGAGGTGAGCCCGATAAGATGGAAGCCGTTGAAACTGCGCTAACGGAAGCCAAGAAGCGTGGCGCGGTTCCTGCTGACTTTGTTGTTGAGGGTGAGCTTGCGGAGTTAAGCCGAACTGCACCAGAGGTTGCGGTAGGAATTATCAACGCAATTCCTGGTGAGAATGTGGTGCGTGTTGGTGATGCTGCTGGAAGCGATGCCGCTGGCGTAGACACGAAGACCAATATTGGAAAAGAGCAGGCGGGTGTTGAATTGTCGCGTTTGGCTCGTGAACTAATCGCTGACGGTAAGGTCACCAGCCTTATTGAAGCGCATAGAATGGCAAAAATTGAGCGACCAGATCTTGTCGCAGCGACTAAAGAGGAGAACTAAAAGATGGCAGTTTATGTTCCATTGGAAGACCCAAAAGCAAGCGCGACCGCTGGCGGCGCTATCGCCGAGGGATTGTTTGTAAAGTATAACGCAGCTGGAACCAAGGTAGAGGTTGGTGACGGTGCGGCTGTTCACTGTGCAGGTGTTGCTGCTGAGAAAGCCGACGCCGATGGCGACGGCATCCGTTTGTATGCTCTTGATCAGTATGCGCGTGTTATTGCAGGCGAGGCGCTTGACGCAGCAAACGGAGCTGTTGACTGTCGTTTGACGTGCGGCTCGGGTGGTGATGCAGGTAAGGCTAAGAAGGCCGGTAACACGAACCCTATTTGGGCAATGTGGTTACCGAAGCCCGGTGAAACGGCTGCTGCAGGTGATTTCATTACGGTTCAGCTGATCCAGGCTGCTGGTAAGGTTGTTGACGACGCATAGTTTGCGAAGAAAAGGATTTGAAACATGTCTCTTAATTATCAAAGTTTGAACCCTAAAAGCATTCTGCGGGATGCTTTAATTGATCCAAGCCCAGACTTGGCTGGAATGCAGCTAGCATATCCAAAAATCTTTGGCATCCCTGGGCTTGCCGAAGGCGGCGTTGCTCGTGGTCGTGCAATCGACCTTACGGGTAACCCCGGCTTTCTTCACGGCAAGTTGCTCGTTCGCAACAAGAGAGATTTGCTCGGCGCTGCTGCTGAGGGATCTGTCGCAAAGCCTATCAATGCTCCACGTGATACCGTTGAGCGATTTGCTTTCAGCGAAGTAGAGTTTGCCTTGAAGCAGTTTGATGGTCGCACGACTATCCCTCTGCCTTTCCTTGAGAACGGCTTTCTGTCGTCCGAAGATGAAGAGCTAATGATGGTTCAGCGCGCAATGATGGCTGTGCACGTCAAGCTTGAGCGATACTGCTCCGCATTCTTTACGGCTCTTGCTGCTGACGCTGCACCAGATCGTGATCCAGCAGGCTGGACCGAGATTAACTGGCAGGCGTCGGGCGGTACAGATCTTGACTCCTCTTCCGACTTCATGGAAGTAATGAGCAGCCTTATTCAAGATGCACGACTTCGGTCTACGGCTCCGATCAACGCAATCTACATGGGTCGACGGGTAT